TCGGCTCTAGATGCCACATAAGCCAGGGCATAGTCGAGGGCTACGGCATCGGTTTGCATCATAAGGTCATTTAAGAAGTAAGAATGCAAGAAGTACTTATCGATAGAGGCTTGGTTGGTTGCAACCTGTGGTGAGCCACCTATCCTAGATACAGTTGCTTTGTTAAATACCAAAACATCATTGAGCACCCAAGTAGCATCTTTATAAAGGATGCCTGTGCCATCATCTGCAAATAGTGTTGGCGTGCCACCAATAGAGCTAACAGTTACCGATCTATCTTGGAATACAAACGAGCCGCTAGCATCTACATACAATGCGCCGTACTCGCTGTTTTCGATTGTAGTCATAGCCTGTAGTGCCGTGCGGTTAGTGCCTGGATCTGCCTGCACTGTAGTTAAACCTGTATCCACATCACGCATAGAGTTAGGCCAGTCGATCTCATCTAAGATTTGGTTAATACGTGTGCCAGTTAAGTCTCCAGCAGTTGCACCAGTGACTGTGCTGATCTGTGCGTTATTGGCTAACCTAAAGGCATCTACAGCTTGTATGGTTGTATATGCAACATCTTCTGCATCCTTAGGATATGTAGTTACATAACTTGTAATAAAGCCTTGAAAAATAGGATAAACAACGCCTGAGTAAGTAGCAGTGATCTGCACCTTACGCATTGGGCTAAGGAGTCCCGCATAGGGCGATAGCGGGTTCTGTGGGTTGAAATCGCCATTCTGATCTACTATGCGCAGTGTTAGGTTGCCAGTTTGGAATTGATCCGATAGTGCATTACGGCCACGCTTTGTCTGCACAGACATAACTTGGTTAGATACATCAACGATTACAGCTGCTGAATCTGCAAAAACGTTTGTGCCAAAGATGCCTTGGTCAAAGATCATAGCCTGGGCGGTTGCTGGCCCAGTGCTAAAGTTAATTATCGCATTTACTACAGGTACGGTCATTGCGCAATAGATCCCGCAGATGAGGTGCTGTAGCCAGTACGTTGAGCATTTTGTATCATATCGGCTACCCATTGAGATAGTTGATCTCCTGCTGTTGCGGTATCAACAGTAATTCTTAAATCGCCATAACTCATTGGAGTTGCAAAGCTGCCTGGTGCATAAACTGGGTTACCACTACCAACTGGCACTTCATAACCTGGGCTACCTAATGGCCCTTGTGGTACTGGGAATGCTGAACCTACGCCTGGAATGTTAAATGCTGAGGGCGGCACATAAGCACCTGCGGCAATTTTAGCGTTAATCTTGTTTATGAGAGAGTCATTCATTGCAGACATTTTGGCTATCTGGGCTGTTAATGCGTTTGTTGCACCACCAAAGGTGTTGGCTAATTCTTGTGCTTTTTTACCAGCATCCATTTCAGCATTGATCTTTTTAGCCAATGCCTCGTTGTTGTCTAGTATTGCTAGTTTAGCCTGTATGCGTAATTTAGTTTCAGCATCGGTAGCCTCGTTTAATGCTTTAGTATAGCCAATGCGTTCTAAGTCAAATTTTTCTGCCAGCTTATCTACTTCTGATTTTTGTTTTAACTTATCGTTTTCTAACTTACGCAATGCCACGTTATTTTTAAGGGCAGCGGCCTCTAATTTTCTTTGTTGTGCCAGGATTCTGCCAGTAGCAGGAGTTTCTCTAGCTGGGGCAGTTGGAAATTTACCTCGTGAGTTTATCTCGTTTAACTTGCCTAATGTATTAAATATATTTCCATAGGTCACAATATCTTTTAATGTGGTAAGTCCAGGTATTTTCTTTAGCTCGGCAATGAATACTCCAAAGCCTTTAATGGTATTGCCTGTGGTTTTACCCAGGTTTTCCATCTTTCGAGTGGTTTCTTCAATACTTGTATCTGCACTCAAAGCCTCTAAAGCACCAATAATGCCTTTGCCAATTTCTTCCGATACGTTAGCACTTGCAACTCTTAACAGATCCATCTTGCCTGAGTAAGTGCTTAATCGTGCCTGTGCTTGTCCAGCAAACTTATCGTTTAACTCAGCGAGGATCTTGTCCATATCGCCAGCCTTAATGGTGGCTTTGCTTAAACCTGCGCCTAATCTGCTAAGAGCTGTGGTTTGTCCTGAGTAACCTTTTGCTAATGCTTGGCTAACCTCTGCCAATGATTTACCTGTTGCAGCACTTACATTAAGAGCAGTGTTTAATGCTTCTTGGCTTAGAGTAATAGATCCAGTAACAGTTAATAATGATTGGAAGGCCGGTCTTAATTCATCATCTAATACACCACTAACCTTCTGTAAATTAGCAATATACATCTCAACGCCTGGTGCGCTGAATTGGTAGCCAGTATTCTTTAATTGCTGTTCTAAGGCTTTGGCTGCCTTCTCATCTTCTGCAAAGGCATTAACGGCCTTCTTGCTGTAATTAATTAATGCAGCGGCACTAAGTGATACACCTATTGTCCTGCCTAGTTTTTGTATTTGTTTTTCAAAGGTGTTTATATCTTTACGTGCGCCTTTAAGGGCTTTGCCATTCCAGGTTGCCGTTGCGGCTACAAATATATTGGCCATTATGCTGCCTTCTTAATCTGTGTGGTTTTGTTAAAATTATCAGCTGTGCCATTAATGGCTTTTACTATTGTCTCGTAAACCTTCATACTGTCTTGTGCCCAAGCCTTGTAAACTAAACGGCCTTGTGTTTTACGGCCACTAGCACGCACATCCTTAACCTTTGGTTGTTTTGTTACAGGCTCTAATGCAGCTATAAATTGCTGGCTTGCAAAAGGATTGTTTGAGTTATAAGCCTGTACTGCCTTGCTACGAGCAGACTTTTTGCTATATGTGCCGCCTTGTCCTTCGGATGTTCTATACTCAAATGGTGCACGGCCTTGTGGGTTTAAACGGCCTGCTACTTCATAGATTGATCCAGGGCGACTTACGTTATAAACATACTGGCTAACTTGGAATCCATTTTTAGTAATCTTATTCTTGCCAGGGTTATAACCAATGCCTTGTCTTGCTACAGTTGCATCATATTTGGGAAATGGCTTATAGCCAACATCCGATGATAATGGTTTAACCCAGCCAGATAAAACGTCTCCATTGCCGGGTACAAAACTTTTAGCTTTAAAAGCTACGCCACGCATTAATGGGTCAATAGCCACACTAATACGCTGGCGCATATCTTCGTCAATTTTAACTAAGCCCTTAAGGACATCTTTAACGCCTACGACCTCTGCTGGCATTTCTGATCTCCTTAGCTCGATCTGTTAAGACCTGTACGATGGCTGCGTACATTTCTGTATCCATATTGATAAACTCGCTAGGCGCAATTCCAGTCTCTACACTTAAAGCGGCAATGCTGTATAAAGTTGAGTTGCGCTGTATTATTTTTTTTCTTCGTCTAATACCTCAACGGTTTCCAAAGTATCAATAAACTCTGTACCCCATAAAGGTATCTGTGCGCCAGCCCTACGTAAGCATTCATAAGCCAGCCAGAAGATTTCTGTTTGACGTTCGTGCTCACGTAGGACTTTGCTAATGCCTGATCCGTACTTCAATTCGAAAGCGTACTCGACACCTGGAGTTATCTTGTGCTCTGATACTTCTCCATTAGCCCTTGTTATCTTTAGCTTTGCCATTGTTACTCCTTAGTTAGAATGCCACCGATGGGGACACTGTTATTGCGGAGTTTACTGTAAATGTAACGCTAGAGGTAGCGATCTCTGCCACACCAGCTTGACCTATTGGAGTTAGGTTGTTTACCAAGATTGAGAATTGGTAAGAAGGGTTTGCAGCTGAAACTGTTGTGCCCTTAACTGTAATAACAGACACGGCAAGGGTCTTGCCAAATGCCTCATTTAGAGTCTGCATTACTGTGCTGTTTGCCCAGTCGTTGATAAAGTCAATGGTAAATGTGCCTGATTGTAGGCCAGCCACAAACTTGTGAGATGAGTCACCCATTGCAGTTACTTCTAGCTCATCTACGATCTGGTTGATTACTGCGCTAGTTACTAGCGAGCTAATATCGATTGATGGTGTTGTAGGCGCAGCATTGGTAGCCAACTTAACACCTACGTTATTATTTAAATAGATTGCCATTTAGTTATTCCTCGTCTTTCTTGGTTTGTGCAGTTGGTTTTGGTGCGTCTTTAATTTGGCCTGTCTTCTTCAAGAAGGCTAAGTCTTCTTCGTGTGTGCTCATTTTAACTCCAGCTCGTTAGGATTGATACGGTTATTTCTGATGTTAATAAATCTCCACTAGCCGCGTTTGTAATAGCTGGAGCGGAGACACTTGATATGTTGTAAACCAGGGTAGATGCCGCTAGTTTAGTTACTACTGCTACTATAAAATCTTCTATGCCTTTTAAGTTGCCTTGGTTATCAAATGCAGGTGTAGTTATTAAAATCTTAAAATTGGCCAATGGGGCAATGCTTGTCTGGCTGTTATTGCTTGGCACAATATAAGGATCTGATGGGGTAATAACCACGCTGTTTGCAAGCAAAGTAGCTGGGGGAAAACTAAAGGTAGACCAAACTCCAGCGTTTGCTAAAGCTGTTGCAAGTGTGCCTCTAAGGGTACTTATTGCGGCCATTAGCCCACCAAAGATGATGGTGCTGAATACGGCTGGATGAGACCACGTACTCGGTTAATCAGCTGATAACCCATCCGATAAGGGCTGGCACTGATCCCATCCATACCGACCCCACCAGTCTGGCTGACTTGGCGTGCCTGGAATATATCCACGGCCACTATCATCGCAGCTTCTCTGATTGCTGGGGTTTGCGCATAAGTCTGGGTTTTGTGCTCTGGTCCTCTAGCGTTTCCATAAGGTAATACTTTGTGAAAGTTTTGGTTAGCGGCTGTTACTGCGAATTGCACAAATGAATAACCATTAGGGTAATTAACTTGGCCATAGTTATACATAAAAACTGGAATAAGGCTAGTAGTGCCTGATGTTGGCGGAATTGTTCCAGTGATTGTATGAGTTCCGTTAAAAGGTGTTCCGCAGGCAGTTACAGTAATTTGTTGAGTGGCTACAAAAGCGTTTGGATTGGCTAACATAAGTGTTGCCACGTTATCTTGAACGGCTGTGCCAACTACTGGGGCATCATTGTGCCATAAATACTCACTAATTAAATCTTCTGATGTTTGGCAAATTTCTTCTAAAGTCGCATCGGTGTAAAGAGTGCCAATGCCTAAGTTAGAACGCAACTCCGCTACGGTCACATATGTGGCTGCCATCTTTACTCCTTTGTTAAAAGCTCCCCTGGGGCTAGGGCTACTAAACCCCAGAGGATTACTTATTTGTTAATTAGGCCTTCTTGAATTTGTAAATTCCGTTAGGCATTTTTGCAATTGTTGCCATATATCCGTAAATTGCCACCTGGACTTGTAAGTTAGAGACAACATTCACGCTCATAAAATTTTGGGCGGAACGATAAACTGTAAATGCCTCTGGTGCAAGGATAATTGCAGAATCATCATCGAATGTAGATGCTGTGAAGTTCTTATCTACGTATAGATCAAGACCAAGCACGTTACCACGGATAGATCCTGTTGATACCTGTCCAGCTGCGTTCATTGGTTGCAATGCAGTAAATACTGGTCGCTTAGTGGTGTCTTGTGCACCGATCAACGCACCCCATTGTGCTGGGTTAGCGATGTAGTTCTGTGCGAAGTAGCCAGTGTTTGTGTAGATGTTTTGTGCGGCTTCTGAGGCGAAGTCGATGATTCCATCAAGATCTGCTGTTGTATTTGTTGCGTTAGCAGATGCTTGGATCAGTGCTGAAAGTACAGTCTGATCTAAACGCTTTAGGTAAGCGTACTCAAGTTGCTTTGTTAGCTCTGCATAGAAGTTAGGGTCTGAACGCTCTAGCAATTCAACTGAGAGTGTGTTCATACCAGCATACTTAGATACAGATGCTGTTAGGTATTGAGTTTCCATACCTGTGTTTTGCACTGCGCCAGCTTCTGCCTCGACAGTAACTTCTGGTGCTACGCCTGAACCGCCACCTGCTGATGTAACCAAAGATGGTACAGAGATAGACATACCTGATGTTGGTAGTGTGCCTTGTGAGCAAGCATCAATAGCAGGTGTACCAAAACGTGTGTTAGTTACAAACTCGCTTAGGTATTGAGTTGGGTTAAATGCTGGGTTGGTTGCAAATGAATCATCTGCTGCAGCTACGTACAGTTTTGAATCATCGTTACCTAGAGCAGCTTTGATTTTGTGCTCTGTGTATGCAGCCATAGATGTGATTGGCGTGCGGATAGATGTTTGAATTAGTGGTGCTGTAATTGTTGGGCGAGCAGCTTCTACTGTAGGAGTAGCAGCCTCTGCCTTTGCTTCTTGTGGC